CCACTCCCGCCACTCCTATTCCACCACCTGCCCGGAATATACTTCTCTGGACTACGCCAAAAAGCCCTGCACTTGGTGGGAGACCGACTAAATCAGCCGACATATTTATTGCGTTTCTGCCCGGCTTTATAGGCCACATTGGCAAACTCCAAAGCTTCCGTTGTGCCGCGTTTGATAGCCTGCGTAATAGCATTTAAATCCCCACCGCCGCTTACGTTGATAGTTTGGTTAATTACCGCCCCCGCACCGGCTTGTTCGGCCGGGGCGCCGTTTGCCATTTCAAACAGCCGCGCCTGCTGGGCCTGGTTCAAAATCATTTCGCCGCTGTTCACGCGCGTAAGCACCTTGTCCCCGGTAAAACTGTTGCCGCCCACAATCCCGCCGGCAGCAAACCCGTCGGCAAACGCAAGTACCGCCGCCATAATGGCCGCCCCAATGGCAACCGCCCCCCAAAGCGCCCAGCCGGCCGAGGACGCCGCCGCTTTTGACCCGGCTTCCGCCGCATTGGCCGCCACATTGAGTTTAGCCGCAGCAGCGTTTGCTATCTGCACCGCAATAATGTTTTTAATCTGTTCCGCCGCTATATCCGCCAGCATTTGAGTAAAGCTGTTATACATGCTCTGGCAAAGATTTACCGCAATGTCTTTAAGTCCGCTCCAGCCATTACCGATTTGCTGGAAGAGCGCCTGAAAAGAACTTGCAAGGTTTTGTTGAAGATTTTTATAAACATTACCCACTGCTTGGGAAATATCAAAACTTGCAGCCTCTGAAACCTCATAAACCGCCTGCCAAAAACCGGCCACTTTTTCCTGCGTTTCTTTCTGCGCCTCATCTGTTTTTTGGCTGCTGCTTTCCAGCTGCTCATCCAATGCGGCTGCCACTATGTCATTTTGCTGTGCGGTAAAATTTTGTGTTTCCTTGAGCAGTTGTTCGTTTTTTTCTTTTTCATATGCAATCTGCCGCTGGCCAATGTCAAAGGCCGCCTGTGCGGAAGCCTCCTGCGCCGCATACATAGCCGTGCGCAGTTTTTCCCCTACTCCCGGTATCCAGCCCAAAGCCTTTTCCCACGCCGAAAGCCATAATTTCACGCCTTCGCAAACGGTTATGGTAAGCGCGTCCCAGGCCTGGGCCATATAATGGCATACCGTATCCCAATTTTTGTAAAGCGCTATAATCGCGGCCGTTACGCCCGCCAAAAGGGCTACGGCCTGCCCTACGGGCCCGGTAGCTACCGTGAATGCCATACCCAGCGCCGGAGCCAGCGTAATAAACGCGCCGCAGGCCGCCACCAGCCCGCCAAACACGGTAAGCGCCGCCCCCAGCGCGGCCGCCGCTTTAGCCAGCGCACTGACAAGCCCCGGGTGCGCGCTTACCCAATCTTTCACGCCCACTACAGCGTCCGCCATAGCGCGCGTAAGGGAATTTAATCCGGGCAGCAGACCTGCCGCCACCTGCTGGGCAAGTCCGCCCACGCTTCCTTTTAAACGGTCCAGGTTATCATTAAAATTACTCCCGGCTTCAGCGACTTCCCGGCTCATTACATAACCATACTGATGGGCCTCGTTCTTCAGCCGGGCGATACCGGCCGTACCTTCTGCCAGCATAGGCAAAAGCGCCGTGCCACTGCGGCCAAATACAGCCATAGCCAGCCCGGCCCGCTGGCTGGCGTCCTTCACACCGGCAATAGCCTTCGTCAATGTGTCAAACTGCTCCTGCGGGTTCATTTGCCGCAAGCTCTTCAAATTAATTCCCATCGCTTCCAGCGCGCCCTTAAAGGTTGCGCTTTCGGCTCCGGTATCCGCCAGGTTGCGCTGCATGGTGCGCAGGGCGATTTCCACCGTCCCCAAATCCGTACCGCACATTTTGGCCGCGTAGCCCAGCTCCTGCACCGCCTCCACCGTAAGCCCGGTGCGTTTGGCGGTATCATCCGCCGTATCCGCCGCATTGGCCAGCGATTTTACAGCCAGCCCCAAGGCGGCAGTAATAGAAGCGCCCGCCGCAGCCATACCCGCACCGGCTTTCTGTAAATTCTTGCCGAATGTCTGCAGGTGTTTATTGGATTTCTCAAAAGCGTCATTTACTTTCTGCATACTCGCCGTAAAAGATTTGCTTTCAAGTAACAACTCAATGCTAAGGGTTCTGCTTGCCATTTATACTACCGCCTTGTTTTATCGTCATATTTCTAAAGAACGCCGCCGCATCGTGCGCCGTCTGTTTCTTTTCAAACGGATTTTTGATCAGGTCTTTTACTTTTAAAGCCCGCTGCCGCTTGCCCCGGTGCATGTTATACACCATACACATCAGGCTGGCCGTGCGCTCCCACGCGCGGTATTCTTCCAGTTCGCGGCGCCGCCTCAGAAGGTCAAACTCTTTAAAAGAAAGTTCCCAAAAATCCTGTTCTGAAAGCCCCAAATCATAACGGCCTATGGCCCATAGGTCGTCTAAACTTGGGGCGGGGCCGCCAAAGGGGCGCTGTCCCCCTCCGGGGCCGGGGCGGAATTATCCGCCGCCAGCTTCATTACGCTTGCAGATAATTCCTGTAAATCCCGGTCGCTTAACTTATCGGCCAGTTCGTCAAGCGTCAGTTTGCACCCGCCGTTTTTAAACGCCGCCCATACCAGCGTTAAAATGTCCGTAAGCGAGGGTTTGGCCTGCGGGCCAAACGCTTCAAAATAGTTCTTCCTGCTGGCCTGCTCCCAGTAAAGCGGCACGCGCATAGAGAACTTAAGTTTATAGGTTTGCCCGGCCAGCGTAAAAGAAGTTTCCTTTTGCGCCATAGCTTATGCCCCCGCCGGCCCGGTAAACGTAGGCTTTCCGCACACCTTGAACGTGGCCGAAAAAGTCAGCTGCGCGTCAATCGTAGCGTCGCCCACCGGCGTGCAGGAAGTTACCAGGCATTTACAGGCCCATTTGGCGCCTTCGGTTTCCGTGCCGCTTTTGGGGAAAGTAATCGTTACGTCCGTAATTTCGCTGGCCCATAACGCGTCCAGCACGGCTTTTTGTCCGGCGTCGCCGCCTACAAAGTTGCCTTCCACGGTAAATTCGCCCGCGTCTTTAAACGAGGTAATAAATTCCCGCGTTTCCCCCTCGGTATCGTGGTTGGAAACGTCAATCGTTTCCGCCGTAACGGCAATACCGCCCACGGACGAAAGCTCCGCCACCGGGGTTTCGCCAAACAACATTTTTACGCCGAGTCCGGCTCTTGCTTTGCTCATTTGATTCTCCTTAAGTACTTAATTTCCAACTGCAAATTGAATACAACCGTCGGATAGCCGTCATAAGTAAACTGCATATCCGGCAATATGGCGCAGGTAAACCCCGCGTCTTCTTCCGCCCATGTGTCCAGCGCGGCTTTGGTGTCCTCTGCAAACGCGAGAAGCTTGGGCAGCATATCTTCTTCGTCTGTTTTTACCACGCCGGCAATCTGCCAGGTGTCCGTACAGGCCAAAACATTTTCCGCCCGCGTTTCTTCCCTTAAATTGGCCGGGTATATTTGCAGGGTATATTCCCCCGTCAAATTGCTTCTAAGGCCCTTGAATACCGCCACGTCATAATCATAGGCCCCCGGCGCGGTAAGAAGCGCCGTAATTTTATTTAAAAAATACCCCGGGTTAAGTTTCGTCATTTTTCCTCCAGCAGGGCGCCAAGCCCCGCCGATAAACAGTTAAAAGCGTCCTGCTCGCCCTGCGCCTGGGAGAGCGCCAAATACCGCCTGACCGGAATTTTTACCTGTTTCTTTAAAATAAACATCGCTTCAGGCCGTTTGTTCCCGCCCCGGTACAAAATCAAATTCCCCGCTTTGGAGCGGGCAAAAAAACCGTTTGGCACTTCCCGCGCGCGGTAGCGGATGTTGCCTTTGGCCCCCGTCATATTCTGCCGGGTGGGAATCGTAAGCCACTGGCAGTTTTTCGGGCGCACGATACCGCCCGTTTCCAAAATGTCCGCATAAACCATAGGCTTGCCCGTGCGCTGGCCGCTTCCGATATAGGCTGCCAGCCGGCCGTCTTTTTCCCGCACCCGGGTGCTTATGCTGTTTCTGAGCCGCCCCGAGCGGGTACTCAGCACCGGCCCGGTTAAATTGGTTTTTACCCGATTTTCCAGTACCAGGGCCGCACGCTCAAAAGCGGTAATAATACGCGGCGCCTTTAGCGTGCCGATTTTGCCGATTAAGCTGCTAATACTAGCCAACTGATATTTGTTATACTCCACCCTCATAACGCCAAAACCGGACGGTACCGGGCCAGCACTTCCTGCGCTTCTTTGCGCAGGCGGGAGGCCCTGTCGGTATAATTCCCGTCTCCCTCCAAATAATTGGTATTGCTGTAACTGGCGATAAATTCCGCCACACTCCACTTAATCAGCGCCGCCTTGATATCGGCGGGAACGGTATCCGGGGTATAATCCTTAAAAGACGTCATCGCATAGTTTTCCGCCTGCGCCTGCGCGAGGGCCTCGCACGCGTCTATTTTGGCGCGCACCGCCTCGGTGTCTTTTTCGTTATCCAAGAAGGGCAAAATATCGTCCGCCGTTACCAGCTGCATATTATTTAAACTCCAGCGTAAAATTACACTTCGGGCAGGCCGCTTTCTGCCCCTTTTTCATTCCCTTAAAAATAACGGTATTTTGGCAAAACCCGCACCGTATTTCCCAAGTGTTTTTTTCTTTATTTTCTTTATCCATACTGTCTCCCAAGCCCGGGGGATTACCCCCCGGGCTTACTTTTCCGTTAAGAAGCCGCACCGGTTTTAAGTACCGCGAATGCGGACTTTCTAACCGGGTTTCCGCCAATACGCATTTTCATGCGGTAGCGGATGGTGTCCTTGTCAAAGTTGGAATACGGGTCGGCTTCAATAGCCAGCGATCCGGGCATCAGGCCGATGTAATACTTCTTCCAGTCGCCAAACGCCAGCACGTTTTTGGCCGCGGTGGCGGCGTCCGCCACGCCGGGCATAAACTCGCTTACAAAATACGGTTTGCCCAGCAAGGTGGCCGAATCACCCGCCACGGGGGAGGCAAAAAGCGGCACGCCGTCTTCAGTTTTTACCTTGCGAAGCACCATCAGCCCGTAGCCGGACAAGCAGAATTTGGCGCGCGCCGCGTCGGAGGCTTTCAACTTGCCCACCAAATCGGCCAGGTCGTCATAGCCCACATCGGCAAAGGTCTTTTTGGCGGCCAGCTGCACCGTTGCAATGCCGGTAGCGGCGTTTAAAATACCCTGGAAGTTGGCCGTGTCGCCGGAAATACCGTTAATCACGGTGTTGTCAATCAGCTGCGAAAGCGCATAGGTCATTTGGTCCACCAAAATACCCACGAAAGAAACCACGCTGTCCTGCAGCAGCTCGCCGGACACGCCGTCGGTTAAACTCATCGCTTTAAGCGCCTTGATGACTACGGAGTTAAACGTCGGGTTCGCAGCGGTGGCAGCGGTGTTTTCGCCCACAAAAGCCGCCGTGGCCAGGCCGTTTTCCGCCGGGAAAGACACTTCCGGCGCGCTCATGGTAAACGTGGTGCATTCGCGCAGCGCAAAGCTGTCGTCGCGTACGGATTTAATCAGTTCCGCCGCCACGGTTTTGGGCACCAAATACCCGCCGTTTGCGTCGGTTCCTTCCACATTGGCCGCTTTGCAGAACTCGCGGTATACGGAAGGGTCCCTCATCGCCATGGATTTAAACAGGCTCACCGCCCATTTGCCAAACAGCGCCGCATTGGCGCGGTTTTCTTCGGTGGAAAGTTCTTTGTTTTGAAACAGCCCTTTGCTTCTGAGCGTTTCCACCACTTCGTTCACGTTGGCGCCCAGGTGCATGCCAAAGTCGGCCTTGGTTTCAAAAGCTCCGGGTGCGGGAGCGGCTTCCAGCTTGCCGATTTTTTCCGTTAAATCGGCCAGTTTACCGTTGACGCCTTTTAATTTTTCGTCCACGGCGGCGGCGGTTTTATCCTCTGCGGATTTCGCGCCCTCTTCAAATACGGCTTTCGCCAGGTTTTTGATTTCTTGTTCAGTCATTTGTAACCTCGTAAGTTTCGGCCAAAGCTTCTTTAAACGCTTTGGCTATTTTTTCCCGCTCCGCCTGTTGTTCTTCCGCGCTTTCGGCTTTAGGCGCGCACGCCGCCGGAGCCTTCGGGTCCTGCGGAGCAAAAATCTTTTTAAGGGCTCTGGGGTTGCACGGTACGGATACCTGGCTTATTTCCAGCAGTTCCACTTTTTTAAACTGATATCCCGTAACGATTTCATACCCGTTGGCGTCTTTTTCTTTGATGTAATCGTAATCCAGCGCGCGGAAGCCCACGCTAAACGCCGCCAGCCCTTCTTTTGCCAGCGTATAGGCCCAGTCCGCGGCCTCGTTGCCTTTGCCCGTAAAGTACACGGCGCGGCCCGTCAGTCCGCCGCCGGACACTTTTAAATCTTCCACCTTGCCGATAATATTTTCCACTCCCTTATAGTCGTGGCTGTCTAACAGCACGGGGTTTTTAAGGAAATTTTCCGCCCCGGCCAGCAGCACTTCCGGCGGCAACACATCGCCCGCACGGTCCCGGCTTTTGTGGGAAAACACCGCGGTAACGCTGTTGTCTTCTTCATTTACCGCTTTAATCGTTACGTCAAACGCCAACACCTGTTTTTCATTCATAAAAACGCTCCTTAAATATCCGCCATTACCGTACAGCGGCAATTGCACACTTCTGCGGAATCCGCGGCCGCCGGGTCCCCCGGATAAGCAAGCCCGTTGGAAAAAACTCCGTTCGCCGCGGCCTTTTCGCCGTCCATGGCGGCGTGTGAATCCCGCACGCTCCCGTCGCGCGCCGTAAGCCATACCTTTCCCACGCCCACTTCGGCAAAATACTCTGCGGTGCCGCCGTTAAGCGCGCCCGTACTTTCCGTCCGGGCAATCAAACGCGCCCGCGCTTTAAATCCGCCCAGCACCTCTGCGGCGAGTTTTTCGGCTAAATCTTCATTGGAAATACCCCCGGCAAGTCCTTCCTGCAGCACTTTTTCGGCGGCAGCACGCGTGGTGGCGTTAATGCCCGTAATACGCTTGGCGGCTTTGGCCAAATAACGCCGCTCGGCGGCTTGTTCGGTTTCTTCTTTGTAGCTTTTACCCAGCTGCCAGCGGCCGGCCTGCACGCCCAAACGCACGGCGTCGGCCACTGCGGGGAAAAAGATTTTTTCAAGTGCCCGGTTTTCTTTTTCCCAGTCATACCCGGCCAGCGCGCCTTCTTTTGCGGCGCGTTTTAAGCGGCTGGCCTGCTCCATAAAATAGCGGCCCATTTTCTGCGCCATCAGCCGTTCCGCGCGCACCTGTTCGCGGTCAAACCGCTTCCAAACGATATCCTTTCGCGTGTCATCCGCGTTTTTAACGTGCATGCAGGAACAGCCCTTCTCTTCTTGCTGCGCGCCTGATTCCGCCCGGTAATCAGCCGCCGGAACCAAACCGAAATTTATCCACCAGTCATCGCCCCATTCCACAGGGTCAAAACCTAAATTCAGGCGGTCGCTTATCTGGTTAATCGGATATCCGATTTGCGCGAGCACCTGCGCCGTTTTTACTTTTTCGGCGTAATCGGCCTGGAAAGCCTCCACGTTGTCGTACTTAAAGCGAAGTTCAAATTCCGCCGAGTACGGGCGGACCACTTCGGCATTTAACGCGCTTTCCACTTTGCGCACCATCGGCCGGATGACGTTCTGCCAAAATGTGCGCAGCTGGCCCATATAGGTGGCGTAGTTGGTGGTGTCGGTCATATTGAGCAGGCTCTTTTGCATCTGCAGGCCGGACAAAATACGTTCGCTGGTATTTTTGGAGTTTTCCACAAAATCCGCCGTCCCGCTGGAAGTATTTATGGAAAAAGGTTTCAGCCCGCCGGATAAAAACCCCGTTTTCCCCCGGTTAGCCGCTCCTTTGTGGTTATCTTCCCAGCCGGTTTTGATTTGCCGCATTTGCTCGGGCGTTAAATCTTTGTCCGTGGACAGAATAAACGGGGCTTGGGAATTGTTCTCGTAAAACGCCCGGTTGGATTTCATCGCCGCTTTATTGGCTTTTAGGAGTTCTTCCAGCGGCCTAAAGGGCGAGACGGAGCGAAAGGGGTCTTCCGGGTTAAAATAGCGGATGTGAATGACCTCTTCCGCCGGGTAATTGTGCCCGGCAATACTCCACATTTTAACGCCGAAACGGTCATAAGAAACGGCCGTACATTCCGCCGGGTTGACGGGCCATAATTGGGCGGGCAGATTGCGCGTGCCGGCCAGCTGGCCGCGGGATTTTATTTTTAAAATAAATACTTCCCGCTGATATGCCAAATACCCGTAAACGAACTCCAGGAAAGTGTTTAAATCCATCTCCGGGTTAGGCGCGGCCAGCAGGTCCGCCACCGGGCGGACGGAGGCCGAATCTCGGTAAATTTCGGCATTGTCTTTAAAACGGAAATACCCCAGCTCCGCCTGCGTGGCGTTGGCGGCAATAAAGAGCACGCTTTGATATACTTCCGGGATTTCGGCAAACACGCTTTTCATCCCGCTGCCTAAAAGCGGGCGCCAAACCGGCTCCTCCGGGTTTTCCTGCGGAGCGTTTTTATTAAACAGCTTGCGTAAAAATTCTTTAATCATAGTTTTTATCCCCACATAACCACCGGGGTATTGTCGTTAAGCAATTGGTTCACGCCGTCGGCCAGGCAGTCCACCTGGTCATCGTGGGCGTGTTTCATATCCTGCCGAAACGCCACACACTCGTCTATAAATTCATCCATCCCTTCGGCCGGGATAAACACTTTCCCCGCCGCCGCATAAGGCACAATATCCAATACGCGGGAAAATTTATCTTTCTGTCTCGCAAGCGGAATGATGGGGAGCCCTTTTCTTACCAGTTCCTGAATAAGCCCCGTTCCGCTTACCTTGTCCTCAATGTAAAACGCGCCCACCGTGCCGTATTGGGCCCGTATGCGTCCGTAAAACGCCTGCGCCGTTACCAACAGCTCCGGGGCTTCAAATTTGCCCCGCACCTGCGCCAAAAGATACGCACTCCCCTGCACCAGCCCCCAGGCCTGAAAAACGGTAAAATCGTTGTTTTGGCCCGTTTTCTGCGCGGTGTCCGCCACCAGGATAACCCGGTTAGGGAGTACCGGCAGCTGCGTGTAACGCCGGAACCAGTCCGCCTTTAATACGTTTCCGCCCGCAATTACCGGGCTTTGCTGGTAAAGCGCGGCCCAGTCTATCGGGCCAACGGCCGCTTTCTGCGCCAGCAGGAACTCCTTGGAGCGGAGCTGTGGGAACAGGGCCTTGCCGTCCTCGGACACGGCCGGATACCTAAAAGACAGCACGCCCTTCATGTTCTTTTTCAGGTACCCGATTAAATCGTCCACGTGCCACCGGCTGTGCACGATTACCAGCATACTGGGCGACTGGCGGCGGGAGACGATATCGGCCCGAAAACGCTCCAAAATCTTTTCGCGCATGGTGGCGCTGTACGCCTCCTCGCGATTTCTGTACGGGTCGTCAATCAGCGAAAAGTGCGAGGGGTGCCCGATATTGCCCGCGCCCATCAGACGGAAATCAATCTGCCCGCCGGGACGGCCCTGCTCATCGGTAAGCGCCAGGGTTTGGATGTTTTCCGTCCCCGCGCCGGTACGAACGCCGAATACGGCCTGGTAACGCACCGAGCGCAAAATCATTTTTACCGCCAGAGACGTTTCAAAGAGCAATTTATCGGATGCGGTGTAATAGTTAAACCGCTTGTCCGGGTGAAGTCCGGCCAGCCAGCAGACAAAATGCCGCATTACCGTGGATTTGCCGTGCTGTACCGGGGCTTCCACCGTGGCGACGGGCAGGCCGCCGTTTAAATACCGCCAATAGACCGTATACTGCAAAAAATCGCAAAACGCTTTTACCCACCAGTTTGTTTTTTGTTCCACCCCTGCCACGTAACGGTAGAACGTATAAAAATCAGTCTGTATTTCCCGGCGCATCTGGTTTTGCAGCATGTAAACGCTCCGCCATAATTTGCTTCAAATCGTCTTGCGAAATCTTCTCGGTTCTTACGGTCAAATCCAGTTTGTTTTCCGCAGGCGCCAAAAGGCCGATAAGTTTTATAGCCGCGGTAGCCTGTTCGTCCGACATACATTCCCCGCCCGCCAAAAAGTAATTCCTAAGGCGCACGGCAAAAGCCCGCATGGCAATATGTTTTTTACCCGCGGCGTCCGGCACGGCCTCGGCGAACACCTCGGCGATGTTATCTTTTAACCGGTTGCGTTCGTGCCATTTTTTAAGACCTTCGCTTTTCGCTTTCGGGCTGGGCTGGTTTTCTTTGGAAAAACGGTGTTCGGCCGGAGGAACCACACCGTTCTTCCCGCTTGCTTTGGCTTTCTTTTTGCAGTCCGCTTTGAGTTTTACCGTCATAATAGTTTTGGGGAAATAAAAAACCCCGCCAGAACGGCAGGGTTTGTATACCAGATTGCTCCAACAAAAAAGAGGTCGGAAACCGACGGAACTTTCGTTCCGCGTCCAACCTCACTTTAACAGTATAACTGATTAATCAGGATTTTTCAAGGGTTCTGGGGTGCTGGGGCTGATATATCCTCTAAAATTTCTTTTTCTGGATTACGTGTTTGGAAATTATCAATAAATTCTCTATATTGAGATTCTGCTTGTTGCAAAAGAGTTTCCCAATCAGAAACTAAAATATTATTATTTTTCATGCTGTCAATATATTCAATCATAGAGGGACTTCTAGCAATATGATCAGCTACTAAATAGGTTTTTTGAAGTTTTTTCCCTAAAGAAGTATTAGCTTTTAATTGTGCCTTAATATTGGCAACATATTTTTGAACCCGATTAATATGATCTCCATCTAATGGCTTACTAGGGCGCATAAACTCAAATAAAATTAAATTCTCCCCACTAGCTAAGATTAAATCCACTCTTTTCCCATCATAATCTGAAAAAGCCCCTTCAATATCTTCAAAAATATGTTTCAGACTAGTTTCTACTTTAAAAGTTTCTAATTCTTCAGAAATCAACCAGGGATTAACTGATAAAAAATCTCTGATTGTATTCTCCAAAGCTTTCTCTTTAATTAATTTTCTTAATTCTGATATAACAGATAATTTTAAAGAAATAACTTCGGTATAATTCAAAGCATTAACAAAATTAGTTTCCTGTAAAGCTTCCAATAAAATTGGTGCTGTTGGACTTTCCATTTCCGCAATTCGTTCTATCAAATCTGACACACGGCCTTTTTTACGAGCGAATACAATAGACTTCCCCATTTCTTCCAATTGTTTCTGCGTAATCGTTGGAATTTTTGCTAGGTTAAGAATCGCTCTGTGGACAATTTTTTTATCATCTTTTGTTTTTAATGATTCAATTGCTTGACTCAAAACATTTGCTTTTTCATTGATTTTCTTAATTTTATTTTCAGCCCGCAGCTCAGCCCAACGCTTTAAAACAATTTTCATAAAAGATTGAGCCGTTGTATATAAAGATAGTGTTTTTTCGTGTTGCCAGTTAATTCTCTGTCTTTCGGTAGCAATTAAATCGACTGAAGAATCATCTATATAGTCAGCAATAATCGTTCCTGTCAAATAAGACAATCCATGTTGACCTTCCGCCGCACCAATTTCAAAGTCCCAAGGAACTTGTGCCAATTTGGAATGAGCAAAAACAGATATTCCTCGCAAATCAGCGTCTTTGATAGTATCTTTCAATAAAGAAATTTTCCATTTAAAAATTTTACCTTCTGCAAGGGTTGTTTCTCCCCATCCCTCAGAGTCAATCTCCGTATTAGGAAAAGAATCCGAACTATCACGTGGAAATGAAAACTCAACGCTATCTCCTAAATCATCAAATTGCACGGAAGTACCATTAATTTTAATATTGAAATTATATGAATCAAATTTAAAGCAAAAACGTTTAGATATACCTCGTAATACTTCCGCTTCTTTGACTTTTTTTTCCAAATTCGTAAGAGTAATCTTAGTTCCGGTAGGGCAAGAAGAGTCTTCGTGGTAGTCTGTTACTTGAATCGAAGAAGAAGATGCAGAGTCCTGTTCTTCAATTGTCTTATAGTCTAAAAGAAAAGCTGTTTTTTCTTTAGACGCCGCACTTACTGTTTCCACTAGAATTGTTCTTGCAATACCAAATCCAGCGAATTTTCCGATTCCCTTTCTTCCCATCAACGGACGTCCTGAAGGAGTCGTCTGTTTTTGACCTTTTTCTCTTTTGTCTACACCAACAGTCAAAAACTTTTTTTGACAATCGTCAAAGCTCATACCACAACCATTATCTTTGACTATAATTTTATCGTCAGTCAAGGTAATATCTACTCCTTCGGCATCTGCGTCAAAACTATTAGCAACAAATTCAGCCAATACAGCTGCAGGTTTTTGATACATATCAACGCCAAGATGTTGAATAGTGCGAGCCTTAAAATCTAAATGCAAAGTTCTATTATTCGGCATAATTCTGCTCCTCATAGTATTTTTTCACTTGCTCCCCAAGCTGCTTGGCTAATAAACAAGGGAACGCATTTCCTATTTGGAGACAAGCTTTCTCTAAATTGCTTACTTTAAATTTGTAATTTTTTGGAAATGTTTGAATAGTTGCTGCTTCCCTAACAGAGAGAGCGCGGTCTTGGTCTGGATGTCCAAAACGCCCCATACTAAGCGTAATGCAACCTCTAGTAATAGTAACAGACGGCTCATCCCATTTAAGACGGCCATACACATTTCCAAATCCACTGTTAGAATCTTTATGGCAGGACGGTCTCAAGCTCTCCGGTATATCATAGCGGGACGCACCAGGGGACAAAGACCGCAAACGTTTTAAATTAATATCAGATAAATTACGTGCAACATTCCAGTTGACAGAATCATAATCCCGGTTCTTTAAATCCGCAACAAACATAGGCTTCGGCATATTACCGATAGATTCTTTTAAAGAAACCCATTTTTTTAACGTGCCAGTGGCATTTTCAGCATATTGAGGTTCAGGAATTGGAATTTGAAAATTTTTACCAGCCAACATCACCAAACGTCTTCGTTTCTGTGGAACACCAAAATCAGCTACCTGAAGAACCTTAAAATCAGGGATATAACCCAAATCCCTAATTTCTTTTATAAACTGTCGGAATAAATGATTTCCACGTTTGGCTAAACCGGGTACATTTTCCAACATAATCATTTCGGGGTTCAATTGCTTTACAAGACGTGAAAACTCTAAAATCAAAAGATTTCGTGGGTCTTCTTTCTTGTTTTTAAAAGTCAAACTGGAAAAACCCTGGCAAGGAGGACAGCCGGCCAGCAAATCTATCTTCTTAATTCCCAAAGTGTCTAAAATATCCTTGCCAGATAAAGATTTTATATCTTGCTGGAATAAATGCGTATGAGGGTGATTTGCCCTATAAGTGTTCGCGGCATCTGAATCAAACTCCACGCCGCCAACAACATCAATACCTGCGGCTTTCAATCCTGTAGTCAACCCGCCGGCTCCGCAGAATAAATCAATCGCTATAATTTTTTTAGGTAAATTTTCGCCCATAACATCCTCATTTTTTATCATACCAAATTATTCTAAATTCACAAATTTCCCCCGGCGTTACCGGGGGATAGCTTGCTTTTAACTCCCACACTTGGCTTCTTCCACCCTGCGGCACGCAACGTCAAAATACTTCTCGTTGATTTCAATTCCCGTGCCTTTCAAGCCCAACCGTTCGCACGCTACGAGCGTAGTGCCGGAACCCATAAACACGTCCAGCACCGTGTTTTTAGCGGCCGCCTTGAGCAGGTATTCCAGTAATGCAACGGGCTTTTCAGCCGGGTGATTTGGCTTGCGCGTCAGCCGCGGGAACTCCACTACGTCCCCAAGGCACCTGTTTGGGATTTTAAAGCCCGGCTGGGTAAACAGCGCGACCATTTCATAAGCCGGACGGAATCCGCGCATATTGGTGCCTAAATACTTCTTGTTCCACACCACCAGGCTTTCCATAGGCCAGCCCAGCAGGCACGACGCTTTAGTGAAAGTGGCGACACTTCGCCAGTTTAAAAACGACATTAGCGCGCCGTCTTCTTTGAGTTTCCGCCGCGCCTTGCCTATCCATTCGGCGTAAAATACGGCGGCGTTCATATAATCGCCCCACGGGTCTATTTTGCCTGTGCCGTCGCTCTTTGTGTTTATCATATACGGCGGGTCGGTTAAGACAAGGTCAAAACTGGCGTCGGCCAGTAAGTCCATAATTTCAAGCGAATTGCCGCAGTACAGCGTTTGATTTCCGATTACTTCTTTCTTCATTGACTATTTTCCTCGTTGCTTAATGCTGTGCGTGCTGCCGTACGCGCAAAGCTGGCCGCCAATGGCGGCGGAAAATAGCCGTAACCTCAAATTTTACTGAAACTGGATTTCAAAGAACTGGGTTTCGTTGGGACAGCCAAAGAATTTATAAACATCGTTTGGCAAATCCCAGCCGGGAATAACGCGTACTTTTTTCACGGTGCGCGTGAGCGTAACGCCCGTATATCCCCGGCGAAAGACGATTTTGTCGCCTTGTTTTAACGATCCGATACGCTTAATCCAAGTGGGGCAAAACCGACGGTATTCGCACGTTTTGCGCCCTGCCAGTATTTCGTCAAACCAGTAGTGAGTGAGCACCATATCCAGCTTACCTGTCATTGTTTTACCTCCCTTAGCGGGCACCAAAAAGGCTTATCTGTATCGTTTGCAGATCGGAAGAGCGTCGTGTAGGGAAAGAGTGTTAAGATTAGTGTAGA